CGCGCGAACGACCCGCAGGCGTTGGCCCAGAAGGGACCCGTCAAATCCCTTGCGCCGCAGTCGATCTCAGCGAGCGGTGGCCACAGCCTGCTCCAGAGCGCTCATGAGGTAGCCCATGAACCGCTGCTCGGCGGCTTGCGTGCCGATCTGGCCAATCGGGAAACGAGGTCGGTAAGAGGCGCGGCCGATATCGGCAATGAACAATGGCCTGAGCTTCCCTGCTGGTGTTCGTTGATAGATGCCTGGTGGCCTGCCTGCCCCCCTTGGCTTGCCCACCATCACACTGTTGGGCCCAGATGTTGCGATCTTGCTGCTGATCGATCGCAAGGTTGCCAGGCTCACGTTGCCACCAGAGTCGCGCCTTACAGCGCCTGTAGGGCGCAGCTGCGCACCTGCCGGGACGTTCCCCACCTGCTGGCCCAAGAACTTGCGCTCTAGTCCTTTCTGCGGACGGAAGCCACCATCAATACCGAACCGCAGGTAGCGGGCTCGCTTGGCCTCGGCATACACCACAGCCTCCAGGTTCTGCTTCGTGCTGCGCTCAACCAGGAAGGCGCGCTGCGTGAAAGGCACAGGCCGATCGAAGTAGCGCTGCGTTTCGTAGTTGAACAGCTGACGGATGTCGAATGCCGTGCGGTTCAGCGCCACCGACGTGGCGAATGGCATCTGCCTGGCCAGCGATGCCGACCAGTTGATCGCACCGGAAAGATCAGCGTCGAGGGTGATGGATGCCATGGGTTCAGGGTAGGGACGACGCCCTGGTGGGCGCCATCCCAATCGCGTGAGTTAGCGGGAGCGCTGCATAGCCTCGTCAATCAGGCGGCGCACCACGTGAGCTGCGGACTCACACGGCCTGCGTTGCTGCTCCAGCCAGTCACGCATTGCCTGAGGCATTACCACGTTGAGGCGGGGGAGTTGGCTAGGCATCAGAGTTCTTGGGTTGCAGGTTGCGGGCGAGAGGCGATCCATTTTTCAAACCGCTGACCTAGGCGAAACACTTTTATGTTTGTACCTTCAACCAATCGTTGAAGATCAGCACAGTCGTAATCTGTTAAAACGTAAGTTTCTCTAACTGTTGAAATGGTGTGCATGTAGAAATTGATTTGCTGCAATACGTTTTCGGCAGGTTCCTTGCTGATCTTTACTTCGCCAAGAATTTTCCATTCGGATTCATAAAGGCAGCTACCATTTCCAAAATGCACACTGAACATGGGAAGCAAAACATCGGCAAAGCCTTTGACGTAAGACTTAGAGCCAATCGGGACATTGATGCGCGGTCCGCTTTTTAAGCAAGCCAAGGCTTCAAAGATGTATTCCTGCGTCTTCGGGTCATTTGGATTCAAAGGTTCAGGAAAGTCGTAACGCGAACTCTCGACAGTCCTGCGAAGCAGGTGAGGGATGACGGCCAACTCGGTCAGCCGTTCAGTCAAATACTCACAAGCAAGCCCGTGGCGGTCCTTGCCACGGTCTTTGTCCTGGAAGCCCAGCTTGGCAATGTAGGGCTGCGATGCAGATGTAGCCATAGACGGGTGTGCAACGGTTGAACAGTAGCAGACCAGAGTGCCGGATCAGGGCGTCCAACCCCATTTCACCCCGTTAGGACGGCTAAGGCCTTCCAGCGCAAGCCTTTTCCTAACCGTCTAACCGTCTAACCTATTATCTATAGTATGTATGATTTATAGAGGAGGTAGGGGATAAGGGGATTAGGTAACTCCTATAGGGAAGGTCGGCCGTTGGACAGGTTGGTCGGGGCGTTTTTCCGGTGTTTGCAATGGTTTTGCCCCGTCTGACCAGTCCAACCCCTATGAACCGCGCGTGTAGATCCACCTGCGGCGCCCTGTGCTCTCTCGTTTCTTGACCCATCCAAGATCTTTGAGAATTGAGGCTACCTGCATCTGATCGGCGCGCGTCTGGCGCTCCAATGGTTTCTGGATCGCATTGATCAGGATCTCCTCTGAGGTCAGCTGCTCAACGCTGACGCGGTGGCTGAGATAGGTCTCCACGGCGTGCTGCCAAGGATTTGAAACCAGGTAGTTCTGGTTCTCGTCCTCGACGGCCTTTTGCTGCTCGACGCCCAGCTCGTTGCTTTCCCCGGCCTTGTAGGCGGCCACGGCGGCGCTCCAGATCGCATCGCGCTCCATCAGCAGGTTGGGCACGTCTATAGGTTTGCTGATCGTGCAGGTGACAGGGATCACCCAGAATCGACGGTTGCCGGTTTCATCAACCAGAAAACCAGAGTCGCGATTCGTGGAGCCCACGATGATGCAGCGCCGAGGGAAGGCTTCAGTGGCCTTGCCGTATGGCACACGGAACATGTCGGTGCATTGGCTCAGAAAGGCTTTGACCTGGCCAGCGTGTTTCTTGCTGGTGATGTGATCCAGTTCGGCCCACTCCATTACCCAACTGCGGTGCAGAACCATGAGGTCATCTTTGGAGCTGATGTCGCGTAGAGCGTCCGAAAAGAAGGGGCCGCCAAGTGCTGCCCAGAAAGATGATTTGCGTGCGCCCTGGTCACCCATAAGGACGCAGGCGTAGTCGTGCTTGCAGCCAGGTTCGTAGATGCGCCGCACTGCACCGACAAGAGTTTTCTTGAGCATGTGGTCGTAAAGGGTAGGCTCCTTCAGCTCGGCATCAGCAGGCCTTAGGTAAGTGGATGCAAGCCGGTCGATGTATGTGGGTGGCACCTGATCAGCCACATGGTCGAGGTAGAGCTGCACGGGGTCGTAGGGGTGCTCATGGGCTACCTCGACCATGCAGTCCAGGGCCATCTCCTTGGATGCCTTGTATCCGATCTCTGCAAGCTGGAGGTAGAAGCGTTCGACGCCCTCGGCCACCTCGCCACGGATCTCGATCTGCTGGGTAAAGACGTTGTAGCGGAACCGTGATGAGCCGTCTTTATCGGGTGCTCTGAGCATGTCGAGGAGCTGCTTGGCCTCCAACTTCTGAGGCTTGTCTCCCATGGGTTGCGCTGCTGGCTCTGATGGCTCGGTGGCAGGTTTGGCGGTTTTGCCTGTGGGTGTTGCTGGTGGCAGTTGGCGCTGCTTGGGTTGCCAGCCGTCATCCTTGGCGAGATTGCAGAGGTGGCGGATGTCGCGCTTGCCGTCAGCTTTGAAGGATCGCCAGTGGCGCTCGCAGACGCCCGGTTCGTATTTGGAGGATTGCCGTGACCATGCCTCCCATTCGCTAAGCATGTGATCGCCAACGCTGTGAAGGCATTGGCCCACCTCAATCCAATAGTCGTAGTCATCTGCGCGTGATGAGCTGATCGCATCGAGCCAGATGCGTGCCCAGTCCTCATCGGTGCGGTCGCTGTCGCGTGGGGCAGGAGGCGGAAGTAAGGGCAGAGGCTCTGCAGGCTGCTGGGGCAGCATCTGCTCGATGAGCGCCAGCGGTGCCTCGGCTAAAGGTAGATCGCCAGGGCCGCGGCCTTTGAGCCAGCGGTAGGCGCCAGTGGTGGGGTGAGCGCCAGCAACAACGGACTGACAACCTGCCCAGCGCAGCTCCAGCTGCTCTTGCTTGCCTTCTTCGTCGTGCTTGCCGGTTTTAAACTTGCGGGTGCGCAGATCAGGCCAGAACTGCTCTGGCACGCGGTAGATGATCTGAAGGCGCCCATCTCGGCCGGAGGTGACCGCCCATGATTTCGGCAGGTCGCGTAATGGGATGCCGAGCTTGTCGAGGATCTCACCGGCGCTGATGCCGTCGTGATCGACAAACAGGAGACCGCCTGACTGCGGCCCGGCGATGACGCCGATGGCTACGGCGCGCCCTGAGTTGATTTCAGCGGTGAGCTGCTGCTTGGAGAGGGGGTTTTTCTGCCATTCGTGCTGGTAGGGGCGCTTGCCGTGGCCAACGGCTACAAACCCCCAGTCATCAGGGAGGAGTGCGAGCTGATCGAGGAGAGACATTCATGAGCCTGTGAGCTGTCAGATGTTGCCGAAAGGTTTGGACGGTTGGGAGAGGTCAGACACAATTTGCAAAGCGTCCCCCACGCTGCGCGCCACCCCAGCAACGCCACCAGCCGAGCGCACAGCCCCAAGCCAGTTGTGCTGAGCTGGCGTCAGCCGGCCGGTTGCTGTCTTGACCTCGATGCTGGTGAAGACGGCCAGGCGTTGCCCAACCATCTCCGGGGTGACGGTGATGGTGCGCCAGCCGATCAGGTCAGCAGAGCCACGGGCAAGGCCGAACTGAACGGGGCGGCCGGTGCGTGGATCTGGGAGTTGGCCGACCTGATTACGGAACAAACGCAGATCGGAGCGAGTGCCAACTGCTAGGCGGATGCGCTGCTGGATTTCGGTCTCAGCGTTTGCCACGCGCAGCGGCGATCCGATATGCCCAGCCGGGACTGTAGCCGCGCTCCTTGGCTAGGGCGAGCAGTTGGGGGAGGGTGCGGGCACGGCCTTGCTCGCGGCGGCTAGTTGTGCGCTCCTCAATCCGTTGGCGGACTGCTTCGCGGCGTAGCTCGGCGAGTTCACCTGCCAGCTGCTGGATCTTGCGCGATTTGATCGGTGCACACGCTGCGCCACATGCCGGGCAGATTGGCGCTGGCTTGAATGCGGCGAAGCATTCCGGGCAGGTGCGCACTGATGGCGCTGCTGTGCCGGTGGCACGGCGGGCACCATCGGTCAGGCTCCACTCGCGGAGATCATCGGGGAAGCCATGGCGGTGGACGTTGCCGACGTGATCGAGCACAATCGCCGCGGCCTTCTCTGGCGCTGGCCTCAGCACCCGACCCACCTGCTGAAGGTAGAGGCCTAGCGATTGCGTCGGCCTGAGCAGGATGGCGCAACTGGCCGCTGGGATATCGAATCCTTCACTAACCACATCCACGGTCACCAGAATCTGCACCGAACCGGCGTCAAATGCTGCAACGACAGAATCGCGATCGGGCGTGTTGCCGAGGAGTGTGGCGGCCGAAATGCCGGCTGCATTGAACGATGCAGCGACATGGCTGGCGTGATCGATGGAGCAGCAGAACGCGATCGCACGCTGGCCGGGGGCGAGCCGTTGATAGTGAGCAATGGCATCGCCGGTAACGGTGGGGCGATCCATGGCAGTGGCGGCCTGATCGGCGGCATAGTCACCAGCACGGCGGCGCAGGCCGGTTAGATCAGCAATCACGGGTGGGGCGTAGATCCGCGCAGGTGAGAGGAAACCCCAGTCGGTGAGATCAGCAACGGATGGACCGAGCACTAGGTGGTCAAAGGCTGTGCCCAGGCCTGCACCGCTCAGCCGGCAAGGTGTAGCTGTGACGCCCAGGCGGAAGGCATCAGGCCATTTGGCCAAGATCCGGCTCCACTGGCCGGCCGAGGCATGATGCGCCTCATCGATGATGATCAGCGATGGCTGCCAGTCCATGGTCGGCAGCCGCCGCACCAGGGTTTGGACTGAGGCGACCTGAACTGGTTGGTCGCTCTGCGCGATGCCAGCAGCGATCAGGCCATGGTCCAGGCCGATGTCGGTGAGCTTGCGGCTGGCCTGATGGAGAAGCTCACGGCGATGCACCAGGATCAGCACCTGCTTGCCACGAGCCGCGGCCGAACTAGCGATGGCGGAGAAGATGATGGTCTTGCCGCCGCCAGTCGGTAGGCATAGGAGCGGCGCACGGCAACCAGAGCGGTAGGCGTTGCGGAGATCATCGATCGCTTGCTGCTGGTAACCGCGAAGCCGCATGGGGTTGCATCTGATAGCAACAGGCTATAGGGTGACGCAAGTCGCCACACCCTATGGAGAACGCCGACTATCACGCACACCCTGCGATCTCAAAGTCGCACTTGGATCTCATCGCGCGATCACCGCTGCACTATTGGGCGCGCTACATCGATCCCAAACGAGTCATCCCCGAACCGACCCCGGCCATGCGCCTAGGCAGTGCGCTCCACACCCATGTGCTGGAGCTGCAGAAATGGGATCGCGAATATGTCGTTGCCCCTGATGGCATTGATCGCCGCACCAAAGCCGGCAAGGAGGCCTGGGCAGCATTCGAGGCCGAGTCCGCCGGCAAGACCGTGTTGAGCCGAGATGAGGCTGACCATGTAATGCACATGGGCAGGGCGATCCACAGTCATCCTGCTGCCGCGATGCTGCTCAACCTGCCTGGAGAGGCGGAGACCACTCACATGTGGACCGATGCTGGCACCGGCCTGGAGTGCAAGTGCCGCCCGGACTGGCTGACCAGCGATGGCACCATCGTGGTGGACCTCAAGACCACAGAAGACGCCAGTCCCGCTGGGTTCCGCAAGTCGATCGGCCAATGGCGCTATGGGGTGCAAGCGGCCTGGTATCTCCACTCGCTGGAGCAGGCCAGTGGCATCCGGCCATCGCAGTTCATCTTCATCGCCGTGGAGAAGAAGGCGCCGTATGCCGTCGCTTGCTATGCCTCCGACGAGGAGATGATCCAACTCGGCATGGAGACCGCCATGCGGGATCTACAACGGATAGCCGAATGCCGCACTGCTCAGAGGTGGCCTGGCTACTCCGATCAGATCGAGATGATCAGCCTGCCTAACTGGCTGCGGCCGCGGCCTGATGGCAGCACGCAACAACCACCTGAAATCGAGACCTACTGATGACAGACAGCACAGCACTCACCACCACCACCGGATCAGTATTCAGCGGGATTACCGCCTTCGAGGATGCTCAGCGGATCGCAAAGGCGCTGGCGCAGAGCACGCTGATCCCGCCGCAGTTTCAAGGGCAACAGGGATTCGCGAACTGCCTGGTCGCACTGGAGATCGCCAACCGGATGCGAATGAGCCCCTTCCAGGTGATGCAGAACCTGCACATTATCCACGGCCGGCCGAGCTGGAGCAGCCAGTTCATCATTGCGCTGATCAACGGCTGCGGTCGATTTGAACCTTTGCAGTACGAACTGGCCGGCAAGGGCGAGGAGATGGCCTGCAGGTGCTCTGCAGTGGAGAAGGCCACCGGCAAGACGGTGACCGGACCTGCCGTGAGCATGGGTATGGCTCGCGCGGAAGGATGGTCCACGAAGGCCGGCAGCAAGTGGAAGACGATGCCGGAGCTGATGCTGCGTTATCGCGCGGCAGCGATGTTCGGCCGGCTCTATGTCCCCGATCTGCTGGTAGGCATTCAGAGCCAGGAAGAGGTGGTCGACATCGAGCCGGTCAGCGTGACCGAGGCGCCGGCCACCAGCGTCGCCGATCTCAATGCCGCCATCGCGCAGCCTGCTCCTGAGCCTGAACCTGCACCCGAGCCGGAGAGCGATGAACTCTTCTGAATACCTAACTGCTAGCCAGCTTGCTGAGCGTTGGGGTATCCATCGGGACACCCTGATGCGCTGGCGGAAAGCTGGCAAAGGTCCGGCGTATTTCCGCACGCCAGGCTTCGTGCTCTATCCGTTGGCCGGGGTGGAGCAATACGAACAGGCCAACACCATCACCAACGACTAACCATGAGCTTCAAGCTGAATCTGAGCATCTTCAAGTCCACCAAACCTGAAAGCAAGGTGGACTTCAGCGGGATGATGAACATCAAAGTGGAGGAGCTGGACGCTTTCTGCCGCTTTGTGATGAGCCAGACCCCGGACCAGTACGGCAGCGTCCAGGTGCCGATCAGTGGCTGGAAAAAGCAGGCCAAGTCCGGCCTGAACTACATCAGCGCCGTGGGTCAGCCTCCACGCGACTGGGTGGATCCTGGCAATGCTGCGCAGAACCTGGCCAACGCCACTGATGGGGTGGTGGTCACGATCGACAGCGGGGATATGTTCTGATCACATCAGCTCGCATTCGAGGCGAGCGATTTCATTGACGGCCTGCTGGAGTAACTGTTGCTGGTAGCGGCACTGCTTCAGTAAGGCCGCGGCCATGGGACCAGCATCCGGGCTAGTAAGCAGGCTTCTGGCCTGCTTTTCTAGTTCAAAGCGTTCTTCTGTCGATAACTCGACCAACATCCACTCACCGAACTGCATTGTGCTAGACCAGTGGGGTACATGGTCATGATACCGATGCAGTGTCCTAGGTGCTCCAGTGCTGAGATCAGGGCTGTGACAACCAATGGCAAGGAGGCTGATATCACGACACGGAAGCGCCGTTGTGTGGACTGTGGCCATAGCTGGTTCACGGTTGAGTTGCCGGTGCATGTGGCTGTGATCGGTTGGAGCAGGGAGACAGGCAAAAGCCTTCCGGTGTTGCGAGTGCCGATCGAACTGGCGGTGGGCGAGGGTGCAGTGTGAAGAACTGTCACACGCCTATGGTAGGTGCCCCGCCAGCGGTGCATACTTAGGTCACGCCCGAAGGGGCGCCACTTCATTACTGATGACCATGAACCTGACCCACGTCTGCAACGTTTCCTACATCCTCGAAAAAGCCGGCCTGACCTTTGAGGAGTTCACCGCTTTCTGGGGTGATCTGCTGATCGTTGAGCGCGCTGGCAACGGCGATCGCTGGTACAACGCCCAGCAAGTCGCGGCCTTCGTGGCTGGGTGATATGCCCACCCGCTTCCGCACCATCAAGCTGATCCTCTATGCCGTCCGCAAGCAGGGCGGCACTATCAGCTCTCACGATTGTCTTCACACCGTCTACCTCCCCAACGCCGAGCCGCGGGGACCATTCACCAGAGATCAACTAATCCGCTGGGCTAACCAGAACCTCCCATGATCAATCGAATCAACAACGCCATCTGCTTTCTGATCGTCGCGGCCGTGTTCGCGATGATCGGCATCGAAGCCGGCAACCAGCCGGGCATGACCCACAGCGGCACCCAGCTGGAGGTGCGCAAGTGACCCCCCGCCGCTTCTACTTCACGATCAAGGAGGCCAACGTTTGTGAATGCGTGATGGCGCACAGCCTGACCGAGGCCAAGCTGATCGCGGCCGATACCTGGCTCCCATGGTGGAATCAGATCGAATGGCTCAATCCCGAAACTGTTACCGACTTGCCCAATGAGTAATTCACCCGTCGCCTTCCAGTGGCGCGCTGACCCGGAGGATCAGGGTGTCTACGGCGAAGGCATCAGTAGGCCGCGCCATGGTGCTCGCACTAAGGAGTACCGCCTATTGATCTACCCCAGTGGCGCCAGGCCAATGCTCTGGATCACTCGCGCCGAGAATGTAGGCGCCGCCATCCGTTACGCCCAGAACCGCTGGCCATCTGCTGAAATCGAAGTTGCATCATGACTGACAACCAAACCATCATTCCGTTCCATCGCTCATTCCTGCTGGGCAAGCTGGTCCATATCGACAAGCTGAGCGAGCTAACCAGCGCCGAGCTGGAGCTGCTCAACGTCGAGACCTTGGCTTCCCTGCAGGAAGCTCGCCACAACTACGAACTGATCGAGAACAAACAGACCGAGGAGGCCAGCACCGAGTTCCGCAAGATCAAGATCGCTGGCTATTTCCAGGCTGCAATCCAGATCGAGCTGGGGAAGCGATGAACGATGCTGCCCGTGCTCGCCTCTATAGCCTGCTCGAAGGCAGCAACACCTTCAAGGCTGGCCAACAGTCAGAACGTGATCGGCTCCGCCTGCTAATCGACATCCGCATCGATCAACTGCGGGGCACGATGGGCATCCGCAATCGCGAGCAGCTTTGCGCTGAACTGCTTCACCTTCGCCAATACATCGACGAATGAAAGCCACCCACCTGGACGACCAACGCCACGAAATGATGGAGCACCTCTACCGGCGCTCCGGCCGCACCTGCGGCACCTATACCGGCCTGTGGCAGGAGTTCTGCCTGAACATCGGCGCCAACTTCCGGGATACCTACTACCCCGACCTGTTCGCCCGTGTGATCAAGGCCATGGATGAAACCGAGTCGGTGATGACCGAAAAGCAGGCGCAGCAGGCCATCGAGGTCTGCCGCCAAGTGCTGCTGGGAGATAAGTGGCGATAGCCAAGCGCGTGCGAAATCGGACGCTGAACATCCGAGTTACGGACGAAGAAGTAGCAATGGCGCGGCAGATCGGCAACGGCAACGCCAGCCACGGCTATCGCCTGGCTATTCGTTGGATGGCCGAGCGATCCATCAGTGGCATTCCTCTTAGCACCATGCTGCGAGCTGCTGCAGAGATGGCCGCCGACCTTGAACGTCAACCCAAACGAGGAGCACCATCCCGTGTCTGATCTGGTCAACCACCCGCCGCACTACCAGGCCGGCACCGTCGAGGCCATTGACTTCATCGAGTCGGTGATCAGCGATGCGCCGCACATGGTCCTGGCATACCTGCAGGGGCAGGCGCTGAAGTACATGATCCGCATGTGGCTCAAGGGCAATGCCCTGGAGGACGCCAAGAAAGCGGAGTGGTATCTGAACCGATTGATCGCCAAGATGGAGTCATGCTCGAACACCTGCAGCTGACCTGGCTAGAGCGGATCGCCCTGCGACTGCTCGCTAAATCGCCGCGGATCGGCCTGCTGGTGATCAAGCCGCACGGATCGCGGCTGGTATTCGTCGCAAAGGATATGACCGATCCGGTGGACATTGTGGAAGGCGAGCCGATCACAATGCAGCTGGAGCGGTTGTACCACCAGCCGAGTTATGGCGAAGATGAATGATCCGCTTGAAGTCCGGTCGGTTGCTGTTGGTATGCGATCGCGCTGATCGGACTTGGCACGCACGGATCACGCTCGGACCGAAGCCTGAGCAGCAGCTGGATGTCGACACTGGCACCATCCAGCTGCAGGAGGCGCTGCTGCGAGCTGAGACGGTCTTCCAGGCAGCGCTAGCCAGCATCAGGCCGCGAGAGGCCGGAGTGATGTGCTGGGACTGCCTGCAGTGGGATATGGACAAGCACCGCTGCGAGTTGATGATCCCGGAATCAAAGCGCAGTGGCGGGCGATACGGCGCCAGCTGCGAGATGTTCCATCGGGCATTGCCAGCGCCAGACTGATAAAGGCCGCCCGGTCGCCGTGTCTAAGCGTGAGTTCAACACGCCAATCAGAGAGCCCTGGAATGTGATGATCCACCAGTCATTGCAGGCTATCGATCGCCACAATCGATTGTGGTTTGACTCTGGCGAGGACTGGCACCTGCAGCAAGCGCAGGTGTTGCGTGACTATGTAACTGGCCTGAAGACCTGGATTCATCGCGAGGAGCGCAATGGCTGAACCTGAAGTGATCGCCCGCGCAGAGCGTGATGGCGGCTATATCGAGACGCTATTTCGCGAAGGGATGGAGATCTACTACCGGAGCTGCGTCGGTGGCATCTGCCGCTATAGCTCGGATCACTTCCAGGCTGAGATCTACCTCGATCAACTGCTAGCGCGATGAATATCCCTCCGGTGGTGGTGTTTGGATTGACCTGGCTAGGCGGCATCCTGGTGGTCACAATCCTGCTCACCATGTAGCCAGGTTGCGATCGCCCACTCGTTGAGTGCAGACCAGAACGGCTGGGCGCGATACCAGTCGACCCAGGGTTTGTGGCCTTTCTGGCTGTTGCACATGAAGCAGCAGCTCACCAGGTTTTCTCGCACGGTGAGGCCGCCATGCGCCTTGGGGATGACGTGATCCAGCGTTGGCGAGCGGCCAAGTGGATCGCCGCAATATGCGCACTGGTAGTTCCAGGCAAGGTGGATCTGATCACGGGCAGATCGCCGGGTGATCAGCCGGGTTTCATCGATCCGGTGTTGATCCACAGAGGTCCACGGGAAGGGTGAACAGCTCGATGCCTAGCTCTAGGAGGTCTTCCTCGCTGTGGACGAACTCTGCGATCTGGGAATAAATATCAGCCGGCAGCTCCTCGGGATCGGTTTCGGAGCGCACCAGCACCTTGGCGGTGATCTCCACGATGTACGCCCGCATGGGCGATAGCCCCGGCTTGCTAAACGGTAGCGAGCGCGACCCAAGCAGGCAGTGTGACGGTTTGTAAAGGTGCCTCGTATGCGGGGGAATGTGCCCCGTCGGCGGGGTATAGTTACTTCAGTTCAGGCGGAGGACGCCATGCTTCAACTCCTCGATCAGATGGGCGAGACCCTCGCTGTCGGACAGAAGGTCTGGGTGGACATGCCTCACATGGCCAGCTGGTTCCCAGGCGCCGTGATGTGGGCGGAAGTGATTGAAGGCTACCGCGAGCCCCAGCCAGGCATGGTGTGGGTCCGCCAACTGCCTACGGCAGCAGTGCCCAATCCTGGCGAAGAAGGAGGCTGGGTTTCTGAGCAGCCTGCCAATCGGTGTCTCGGGCGCTGACCCCACCGGGGCGCTCTGGCGCCCCTATCCTTCTGCCCATGACCTATATCCTTCGCATCGGTCCCTGGCACGTCGGACCGTTTGAAACGCACATCGCGGCGACCACCTTCGCCGAGCAGCATGGCTGCGACGATTACACGATGATCCCGATGGATGATCCGGCCGAGGCGCCTGGCATGATCCATCGGCTACGGATGGCACCACTGGTACATCCAATGAAAAGACCCCAGCCGTCCCGCTGAGGCCAAGGCGTCTCCCGATTGACGCTAGCCCTTGCTGGCGGTCACGCCCAAATCTGCGTTATATCTTCCGGTCTGGGCATAGCTGCGATCCGGACGGCCACTGACCAGCAGGAACTTCATCTGCCCGATTTTTAGGCCAGGCCAGATTGGTAGCGGGTGCATCCGGCGGCTGTTCTTCAGCTCCATGGTCAGCCTGGAGCCATACCAACCTGGATCGCACCAGCCGGCTTCGGCATGATCCCAACCTTCGCGAGCGCGACTTGACTTGAGAACAAACTGCGCACCGATGTGGTCGGGCAGGTTGAAGATCTCCCTGGTCTCTGCCAGGAACCATTCCCCCGGCTGGATCCAGAACGGATCCTGCTGGGTGTGGCCAGTGATGCCCAGGATCTGCAGCTCAGGATGCCCCGCCACCTCGATCATGATCCGATCGCCCAGGGTGACATCCAGGCTGGCTGGGTTCAGGTGATCGTCGTTGTACGGCGTCACCATCGCCTCCTGTTTGCACAGGCGAGCGATCTCGTGATCAGGTAGCAGCATCAGGCGTAATCCCAGCGGCGCCGTTGGCCATCAGCACGGCGACCGAGATGGACAAAGGCTGGAGCAGCGTAGCCGAGGCTGTACGGCCAGTTCTTGTCGCACCAGTTCTCAACAGCTTTCATATCGGCGCCATCGATCACGAAGTCAACAGCACCGACGCCAGGAGCGGAATAGAGGTGCTCGCTGTTGGTGGCGCCACCCACTGAGGCGTTGATCGCAGCCGGCCTGTAGCCAGAGGTGATGATGATGCCCTTGCCGGCGAACTGCTGCCGCACGCGCTCCAAGAACGCTGCCAGCTCTGCAGCGGTATTCACCTGATACTGATGCCGGAAGCGCCTAGCCTCCTGATCTAGCGCGAACTCGCCCAGTCGGATATGCGGCGTGATCCGAGCACTGAACGATGAGTCGGGCGTCAGTTTGGCTGGCATCGGTTCAGCTTTCGGCCGATGATCACCCCAGAGTTCGCCTTCGGCCAGTCGCCGCCGCAGCAGGCCAGCCTCCACGTTGCTGCCAGGGTTCCGGTACAGCTCCATGGCCTTGGGCACCTGGTCCCAGGCCTGGTCGCGGAGCACCTTACTAATGGTCTCGAAGCCGGTCGCACCGTAGAAATCTTCGCCCAAGTTGTAGGCGAAACTCACCAGCGCTGACCGCTGGTTGTCATCCATCAGCTTCCAGTGCGGAATGGTCCTGCCCAGCTTGTCCGCAATCCGATCGACCTCCAGCCGCAGCAGCATGTCGGCCTCGATCATGTTGATCTTGTCGCCGCGCTTCACTGGCACGCCGCCGCTATAGCGGGTGGTGCCATAGCCGATGGTCCACGGCTCGCCACCGCTGAGCGGGTCAGGGTAGGCCGAGAGGTGGACGCCCTCGAACTGCTTGATCAGGTTGATGCCAGCGCTGAGATCCAGCTGCTTGCCATCCTGGCTCCAAGCCTCAAACCACGGCCGATCACGCCGCATTGATGTCTGGTATCCATTAGCGGCCAGGTCCTGCTCCAGCAAGCTGATCGCCGCGGCCTGATGGGGGAGGCCTTTGTAATACCGAAACAGAGTCTGCAGCGTGATCGGTGCCGTGTTGGCCATGTGGTCAGCGACGCTTCGGGAACATGATCTTCAGAGCCTGCAGCAACAGCTGGACCCAGCTGTTTGATTTAAGGCTCGACATGCCGATGATCTCGCTGCCAGCGGCAACGATGATCGCGATGATCGCAACGGTTTCAGCAGACATAGCAGTAGCGTCTGGCTTCCCGATTATGGGCGCATCTCCAGGGCGCGCACACGCTGATCGAGTTCGGTGAGCTGTGCGCGGGCGTCGACCTTCAACTCATCCAACGACTTAGCCATCTGCACAATCGTGGCCTCGATCCGTGCGGACTGCACTTGCATCGAAATCAACAGGCCACCGATGGCCACCATCCCAGCAGCCAGGGCAGCCGGCAGCGACTGGGTGAGCACCTCGCTCACGCTCCTAGTTTCGTCGCTCACCGGCAGCACCTGGCTCGAATCCAGAATAGCGATCGAACGGGTCCGGCCTGCCCTGCAGGATTGCCACCGCGCGGCGGTAGTAGTGGTTATCCGTCTTCCCGACTGCTTCGAGGTGGTCGCGTATCTTGCGCCAGTTCTCGCGAGTGTCGGGATGCATCTCAGCGTCCCTGCCCTCTGAGTGGTTTGCGGCCGCGGCGCCTGGGGCGTGACTGTTGGCCATACCCCTGGCGCGTGGTCTTAGGCGGACCAGGCTGATGCTCGATCCGCGCTGTGCCGGTTTTACTGCGAACAGCCATTACTCTGCAGGCTCCTCAGCAACAGGCTGGGGTGCATACGGGTCAGCAGGCCATGCGGGGTAGTCGGCGCCAGTGATGTAGGCAGCGAGGGCGTCGGTGTCAGCGGTGGCAGCGATGGCGGTGTTCTTGGCGCCAGCAGCTAGGCGAATGTCTTCGCGCCAGGTCTTCAGTACGGGGTCGGCGGCTTTGCCGTTGTCAGCCTCGCGGATGATGATCCAGTCGGTCGGCTGCAGGAGAGTGCCAGCGGTAGTGCGGGTTTGTGCCACCCACTGTTCGACGAGTTGGGCGTGATCTTTCGGGATCAGGTGACCCTCGGCGTCGTAGCCCCAGTAGAAGCGTTGGTCGTACTGCGGGGGGTCAGGCACCTCGGTGATGCCAATGGCGGCCTTCTCTTCGGTGGTGGAGAGACGCAGGAAGTTGGCGGGATAGCGATTGCCCTTGGCGTCAGTGAAGGGGGTGTCAACCGCAAGGGGCTGACCGTTGAGCAGGAACATGGCTAGATCCGGGGTGAGGTGATGCCCGTCATAGGTCAGCGGGCGAGGGCGTATTTGAAGGGGGCTTCCGCGAAAGCGGCGAAGACGTAGGTATTGGCGGATTTATTTCTGTTGATGTTGTCATCCCTCAACTTAAATCCGTTGCTGGTGAAATCGAGAGCCGTAATGCCACTGACTTCAGATGTGCTGTCATTTGCCAGCAATGCCTGTGATACGACATTGAATCCTGGTCGAAGCGCATCAAAAATTATCCAGTTAAGTGCCCCTTCGTTTGTGCACTTCACCATCACCCAGCGTGGTCTAAACCCACAGAACACAAACGGACCATCGCTGGACCCGTTGCCGGTGTAGGAGCCGAACTTGCTAAAATTCGCTACTTCGGACCACAGGTAGGCGACGTGAGTGCTGCCGCTACCGTTAACACTTGAATCCGAGCCAATGCTAAACGTTGTCGAAGACACGCCAGTAAATAATGTGCTCAAAGAGCCGGCGTAGTTTTTTGCACTTGTCAGGTTAAGTGCGATGTAATCAGTTGCAGCAAATGTAGAATGCCATGCAATCCAGTTGGTAACGGCTGATCTGTTTTTGACGACTATAAAACCAGGAGAAACGCCAAGGTTGTGACTGATGTTCTGTGTTCCACCGTTCCCCGTATAGGTCACAATGTCAAACCCCGGCGTGGCGCTTTCGTCCCAGCACCAGGCGACATGAGTCACGCCATTTTCGTTGTAGCTGTTGCTTGTCCCGAGCGAGAAACCGTCAGAATTGAACGCTGTCAGACCGTTTGCATCAGTACCCTCAGCGTTAGTAAGGCTTGAGTACAACTCTTTGGTGGCACCGCGAACGGCATCAACCAAACGGTGGTTATCTGCGCCGCTGCGCTCTTTAATCCATACCAGATCAGGTGAAAACCCGAGGCCAGTGATGCTGCGTGCAGAGCCGTTGCCCGTGTACAACAGCGTGTCCATGTAGCTGCTCGGCTTCTTAATCGACGGCTCGGGCAGGTTCTGCGTGTTCAGCGCCAGGAAGCCAGACGGCGGGGTGTAGGCGAAGGCGCGTTGGCCGAAGTTGAAGGTAAAATTAGCCGATGGCCAAGTTGCAGTAACTGAATACCCGATGTGCAAAGGTTTTGCAGTCAATGCTGCAGGCATTGAAAAAGTTGCTTCCGTTGCGGAATCATTGGCTCTTTTAACCTTAAACTCTCCTGTATCAAAATTCAGCGTAAAAGAATAAATGGTGCCGTCGGTATCATCACCAAAACCAGAAGGGAAAGCGTAATTAGTGCTGACATATCTAAATCTATTACCAGTGCTTGATCCGCTGGAATAGTACATAAAGCACATTAAGCCAGTGGCGTCACCTGCTGGCTGATAGCCGTTAAATTTTGGGTCTTGCGCCAACGTAAGCGCCATGTCTCCACTGTTCTTTGTTACCTCCCAATACCATTTACCAGTATTAACAGCAAAGGTTGACCACGCCGATGCGTTATCGCCAGATGCTGCAAATACGAGGTTCCCATCAGATAATGTTCCGTTAGATTTTGCCAACGGATTCAACGTGCAGTAATTCCCCCGGCCATTGCCGCCATCGGCGTAGGGCGTGGGCGTGTC